TAATGCTTCTTGATAAGCTTTCCAATGATGTTTTTCAGAATCTATTATTACACCGTCTAAATCAAATACATATAATTTGAAATCTAATATATTCATATTATAATAAATTTAATTATTTCTAATTATTTATTCAAGAATTAATTATTTTAATTCGTATTCAAATAAATTACCGTATTCTTTAATTACTTCATCAATCATATGTGATTCATCCTTAATTATCACCTTTTTACCTGCTTTCACCAAATTTCTCGCTATTTTTAATTTAGCACTTTCTTCTATAATAGGAATTTTGCTACCTTCTTTATAACATATATCCTCAATAACATATTCTTCCTTCCCTTCTTCCAATAATTGGTTTGTCTGAAATATAGAATGTTCTTCATTATATTTAGTAGTAGATGCTAATAAATCACTATTAAGATTAACAGAATCTACTATTTGTTTTAATGCCTTTGTATCTCTGGGAAAACATGGTCCACCAAATGAATAACCTGGATTAAAATATTTATTTCCTATACGGGAATCACTACCTACAGATTTAAGAACTTTATTTTTATCTGCCCCTAATTTATCACAAACATCTGATATCATATTCGCAAATGATAATTTTGTAGTGATAAATCCATTAATTGAAATTTTTACCATTTCAGCCTCTATTGGTGTTAAAATACAATATCTTGGACTTGTTTCAGCAATATTTTTATAGATTTCTTTTAGTTTATTACCTAATGAATTATCATCTGTTCCAATTAATATTATATCTGGATTTTTAAATCCATTCACTATTTCTCCCTGTGCAATAAATTCAGGATTATAATTTACAGTTGTATTTTCGCAATCTCGAATAAGTAACTTCGCAATATCCCTTATATATCCTGGCATCACAGTACAACCTATTATCAAACTTTTATTTTTTACTTTATATTTATTAATTTTCAATAACAAATTTGATAAAATAGAATGGTCATAAAATCTTTCTCCACCACCATTCGGTGTTGGAACAATAATAAAAATTATATCTGAATGATTTAAACCTTCTAGTAAATCAGTGGTAGCGTGAAAATTTTTACTATTTTTTAGTAAATCTTCATACTCTGGTTCTTTTGTTTTAAACGTTTTTTCATTCAACGCATTAACATAACTTGGAAATATATCCACACCACATACATTAAACCCAGCCTTTTCAATTAACAATGCTAATCCTAACCCAAGTCTACCTATACCAACAACTGTAATATTTTTATTAGACATTATAAATAATATAAAATAATAATTTTATATTATTTTATATTATATTATTTTATAAATTTTTAATCTATTTATTACAAGTTATACATAGATGCCAACCTAAATTAGATTCTAAACAATTAAATAAATTATTAGACATTGTTTGGAAATAATCTTCCTTTACATATTCATAATTTTTATACTCTGGGATTTTATATGGAAAAATATGTGATTGTTGTATTGTGATATTTTTGAAATCTTTTAATAAATTATATACTCCGTCATACGTATATACATCCGCGATTGGAACATTTGATTGAGCTTCATATTGGTCTAAACCATCTTTAATTCTAAAATATTTCCAAGAGTTTTTTGCGTATAACATTAATTTGAATGTACCGTCTGGTTTCAATAAACTATAAATATTATCTACTGCTTTTTGTGTATCCGGTGTATGATGTAAAACACCAAAACTATAAATTAAATCATATTTTTTTTCATCTTTATATGTTTCAATATTTGCATTTATTAGACTGCCTTCTAAATTAAATAATTCAAATCTTTTTTTGGCTAATTCTAGTGATTTTATTGAGATATCTAATCCCTTATAATTCGCTCCATTTTCTATAAAAGAATGGGCTGCTGTTCCTATACCACAACCTACCTCTAAAACACTTTTATTTCTCCAATTTTTAAAATCAGCAAAATCTAAAATATGTGGCTCGACGATATATTTTCTCGTTGTTACTTCATTAAAAAACTCTTTACTTCCTATATCTTTTTGAGAATGTCTAATATTACAAGGTCTTTTATCCCAATATTCTTTGACTTGATTAATACTCATTATAAATTAATAAATTATTTATTATTTAAATTATTTAAATTATAAATAATTTATACGAATTACATATTGACTACTCCATCTATTTTATGTTTATTTCGATTATGAATCGCTACACATTTTTCCTCGAACGTCAAAAATTCATTATATGATTCTTCACTTAAATCAGATATAAACGATTTTTTATTGTCTTCATTCATTTTTAAATATACACCAGTATAAAATTCAATAAAATCATATGTAAATCCCAATTCTTTTTCATCTTCTTGTCCTTCCCATAAATCAGCGCTAGGTTTTGCTTTTACAATACTCATTGGTACATCTAAATATTCTGCACATTTAAATACTTCGCTTTTATGTAAATCAGCTATCAATTGGACGTCTACTACACCATCACCTGCTTTGCAAAAATAAGCTAAATACCCATCTTCATCCATATTACCCGTCCCCATTACTAATGCTGGATATCCATCTTGTGATAACAATTGAGCACAATAATAATTTATTGGTGTTCTCATATAACTGCGCATTTGACCACCTGAAAATTTATTTTCTTTTATACCTGTTGCTGAACGAACTATTTTTGTAACATTTTCATACAATTCCGTTTGGTCTATCACTTTTAATTCAATATCCATTTTTTCACATAATTCCTTTGCTCTATTTAAAGCCCAATCTGAACTATGTATTGGTTGATTTATAGCCCATATTTTTTTTAAGTTGCTATTTGGTAACTCTTTTGTTTGTTTAAGTAAAGCTAATGTTAAAGCAGAATCTACACCACCACTAACGGATAATATAGCTCCACTTAAATTATTTTTCCCCAAATATTCATTAAATTTTTTTACCTTTGTTTTAACAAAATATTTCGGTGAAAAACATCGTTTAATTCTATAATTCTTTAAATATGAATACCAACTATTTGACATATATAATACATTGATTTTCATTTAATATATTTTAACTAAATTATAATATTCACCATCCGCAAATTTTTTGTTTGAAGTATGACTAATACCATCATATTTTGGTTTATAGTTTAAAGGTAATACTCTAAAATCCATACTCATTCTAGTTTTTCCTGTTTTATTTACTTCATTATAATGTTTACATAAATTTGCATTAAATGATACTATATTATTTTCACTAGCTTCTATTTTCATAAATTCATCCATTGTTGGCATTTTTTCAATTAATATGGACGTTGAATCTTTCATTTCTGTAAATGTATATGTAAAATTAATTTCTCCTTTCGGATGACCCAAACTATTATCTGTATGCATTTTGGCAACTGCTACATTGCCCGGCAATTGTACTCTAAATGAAGGAAATTTTTGAACCAAAGCTTCATCAATACCCAAATATGGTAATATTACATCAACTATTAATTTATTATATAATAATTGCATTGGTTTACCTTTATCACTATCTAAATAATTATAAAATTTTTTATGATACCAAGTTTGTACATCTTTTTTAAACTCTACAAATATTTCATATTTTGGATTATTAATATGGACATTGGATAAATTATTTATTTTAAAACAATCCACAGCAAATGGTCTAAAATCATATTTATCATTGCTATATATTATAGTATTTATATGTTTTTTACCTAAAACCATTTCTTCCGCAAAATTAAATTCCATTATAATAAATATATTTTGTATTTATTTAAATACAAAATATAATAAAATACTATTTTATTTAATTCATAAAAAATAAATATTAAATATTAAATATTAATATTTAATAATATGTCAAATATACCAAAAATTATTCACCAAATATGGATTGGTCCAAAGCCTCCACCCACAAAATTCATGGATTCCTGGAAAAATATACACGAACCACTCGGTTTCCAATATATTAGGTGGACCGAAACCGAACTTCGTAAGCGTGGCTTTAAAACACAATTGGCAAATAAAATTAACGATATGAATGAATTAAACGGTAAGGCCGATATCATCCGATGGGAATTATTATACGAATACGGTGGTCTCTTCGTCGATGCGGATTCCATATGCATAGAACCTTTCACACATTTAATTGAAAAATATAAATCTTTTATTGGTTATGAAAATGAACAAGTGAGAGGTCCGGGATGGGCTCCCACCGGATACGACGACGTCCTCGCATCCACGAAGCCTCTTATTGCCACCGGTACAATGGCCTTTCCACCCAAACACGAACTCCCACGACTAGCAATCGAATGGATAAAAAATAACCCGGTTGCGTACAATATAACTCAACAACGCGCTTGGAGAACGGTTGGACCAGGTCTGTTGACGCGCCTTTATTTCAGTAAAAAATGGACCGATATAACAGTATTACCTTCTTATTATTTTTTACCTATTCATGCTTCAGGCCTTGAATACAAACAACACGGTAGAGTATTTGCTTATCAAGAATGGGGTTCTACAAAAAATAATTATGAAAATATGAATCAAATTTCTCTCCCAAAACAATTTTTAAAACCAAATGAAAATGTTTCTATTTTAATTTCAAGTTTAAACACAAAAGCAATTCATGTGAGGGAATGTTTGGAATCCATTAAACATCAACTTGGTTATTATAACTTTGAAATTATATGGATTAACGATGGTTCTGATGAATTCCACACAATTATATTGAAAAAAATATTAAATGAATTTGAAAATACTACGAGGTTTTGTACCGTTGTTTATTCAGAAAACGATGGAAATAAAGGAATTGGGTACACTTTAAATAAGGGTGTTTTAATGTGCAGTAATGAACTTATTTTGAAAATGGATTCAGACGATATTATGGCAGCCGATAGAATTATTAAACAAGTAGGGTTTATGAACACGCACTCGGAAATAGCCATATGTGGTGGTCAAATCCACATGTTTAATGATAAAGGTCCGTTGACAATAACATCGCACCCAACAATAGAATGGAAAGACTATATAAAAAACCCGTCGCATTGGTTCATTAACCACCCAACTGTTTGTTATAGAAAAAGTTGTATAATAAAAGCAGGTAATTACAATAAAGAATTAAAGCAAATGGCAGAAGACTTTGACCTCGAATTGAGAATGATGAAAACATTTGGTAAAATACATAACTTACCAGATATTTTGTTATATTATAGATTGCACCATGGACAAATAACACACAATGGTGGTTCGGGTGGCAGTGCTTATTGGAATAAGGTGCGGGATAATATCATCGAACGTTTATTATAAACCGATTGCAATAAAAATGGCTATCATCCTCATATCCCAAGTAAAATTTTTTAATATAGCTTTTCTACCATTTTTTCCATATTCTTCCAATAAATTCCTATTTTCATTCAAAAATAATAATTTCTTTTTTAAGTCACTCTTTTCTCGTTTTATTATCAAACCACATTTATTATTTGGTATCGAGTCGCTTAACAACCTTGATATCCCAACATCAGTCGATATCCAACATTTACCACTCGAAGAAGCTTCTAATATTTGATTGGGTGTTCCTTCCGTTTCGCTAAAACAAACAATTATATCTACATCTTTTATGTAATTGGGAACTTCATTGTGTGGGATAAAATTTACCATTCTATCAAGTGGTTTAAATATAAAATTATTCGATAAATCACCCAACGTTTCAACGATTTGTTTATAACCTTTATTAATACCGTTTATTTGTGGGTCGCTATTACCAATCCAACCAACGACAAGTTTTTCTTTATTTAAATTATCGTAACCAACGTATTTAAACATTTTCTCATCAACACCATCGATACAATACCCATCTGGCGTTTTATTAAAATGTTTTAACATATTGTTATAAATTTTTGGCGACGACACTAAAAATTTATCTACGTTAATAAATTTATTTTTGAAAAAACTATATTTATATGTAAAATTATCATATAATGAAAATATTATTACATTTTTATTATTGTATTTTTTTATTCTATTTTTTAAAATATCATTATGTGGTAAAAACATAAACAAATAATACTTATACTTTGATAATTTAATTGTTCTTGATACTATTTTTCTTCTTAAGTCGTCATATGTTATTATTAATGCTTGTTTTCCTTTTTTTTTATACCACATATGTTGTATTTTTTTTGCTATATTATCAAATGCCCAATCTTTCACATCGATAACCAAACACATATTATTTAAATTAGAAACATTATTCATAAATAATATTCATATATAATTTATGAAATTGAAACGTGTTTCTAAAGGACACTAATGTCGCGTGAATCGTTAAACTTTCCGGTTTTCCCTACATATAACCAGAATACAGATAACAGTGCGAGAATTGCACTTGTCAAATAAGCCATAGTACTTGATGATACACTCAATGTGAAAACTGAACCAAAATATGCACCAATTGTTACACAAACCATCAACATTACAGCCAACTTGACATTGACGTGACCATGTCTGTAGTAATTCAATGCTGCGAAAATAGACAACGGTGGTATAATTGTGAGGATTGTGGTACCAACGGCTGATTTATAAGTATTTGATAATGCAAACAGTAAAAGCAATGGTACTAATATGGGACCTGCTGAAAAACCCAAAGACCCGGCAAAAAAACCGGCTATTACACCTATAGTTATTATTAAAATCATTTTATATTTACAATATTTAATAATTTTATGAATTTTTTATCAATAAGAGTCATTAAGAGTATTTATCAATAAGAGTATTTCTCAATAATTTTATTTGGAATTAATTTCTCTTTGAATAATTCTAATTTTTTATAACATTTATTGATTGTTACTTCGCTAGTATTGCTTGATAAATTCACATTTTTTTTTGTAATATTCAGATTGCAAATTTGCGAAACGAAATATATTATACCAGCAGCCACAGATTGTGGATTATTTTCAGGTATCAAATGTTCATTTTCAATTTTCATTGCTACAAATAAACATAATTTTGTCAATTCAGCATTCATATTTAATTTACTACAAAATCTTTCTATGAATGCTTTTGGTTTTGTTTGATGGAAATATGTTTTTACTTCGTCTCTATTTTCAATTGTATTCAATATATGAATGGCATTTTTACAACCTTTCGTTGCACTTGAATTTTCCAAATGGAAAATTTCAGCAATTTCTTTGGGTGTTCTAGGATAGTTAAATTTTCTACAAGAAACATAAATACTAGCTGCTATAATTCCTTGTCTATTACAACTTCTAAATGTTTTCATTTCTGAAATTCTTTTATGTTGTTTTAAAGCTTCGTCGATGATTATTTTTGGTATTCCAGCTATACTCGACATCAATTTAATCTTTTCAAATTCATCGTAGCGTGCTTTTTCTTTATAGGGCATCGATTGCCAATCTGTATATCGTTTCAGTTTTTTCATTTGATAAGTTGAATTATACCTTGTTAATACACGACATGCATATGACGATTCTTTCAATAATGGGTTTATTGGCATACCACATCTGGTAGGGTCGCTCATATTATTATCTTCCGATCCATAATATCGCCACTCTGCACTTGAATCCAAACAATCTTTATAAATAATACCACAACTATCATTTGTACAAATAAGAAATTTTTCTTCTGATAAATTTAGCTTGCTACTACATAATTCACAGTTTTCCCGCACACCTGGTTTTTCGTCCGAAAAAACCAATGATAATTTCTTTTTACCAATATCTTCATTGAATGTTTTCCATATTTTTTTTTTGTCTAATTTGTTTTTTATTTTTTTTGTTTGATTATGCATTTATTTTTTTATAATATTAAAAATATGTTTTTTTAATTCAATTTAAAAACAAGGTAATTTTGAATTTTTTTTTTCTTTTTTAATAATAATATGGGAGCCGCAAATTCCAAAAAAAAAACATATTCTAAAGATGATTTATTTAAAATAGTAAATAAAATATCATCTGATTTAATTTTAAATACAGCTGACGATGATTTAATTAATTTTATGGAACCGAAGTATTGTATCAAAATAATTAAATTATCTTCGAGACTTTTAAATGATAACTTTACAAAAAACGAATTAAAATTAATAAGTGATAAATTAATAAGTGATAAATTAAAAGATAAGGTGATTGATATCTTAAATAAAAAAAAAATTATAAATGATACTATTAAATGGTCTAAAAGTCAAAGTGTAACAGATACAAGTGTAACAGATACAAGTGTAACAGATACAAGTGTAACAGATACAAGTGTAACAGATACAAGTGTAACAGATACAAGTGTAACAGATACAAGTGCAACGGGTACAAGTCTAACTGATATAAATGTAATGGGGTTAACAGGTCCAAGTCTAATGGGTCTAACAGGTCCAAGTGTAACAGGTCCAAGTCTAACAACCGATTCAATAAATAATATTTATAGTGATGAATACCAGACAAAAAAGGAAATTTGCAAAGTAATATCTGTTCATTATGTTAAAATAATGCATATATTTAGTGCAATTAAAACTATTCTTGATTCCAATGAAACATTTTGTAAAAAAAATAAAAAATTTAAATATAAAAAAAATAAAATACAAATTAATGATTCAAATATTTCAGCAGAAATATGCAATACCGGAAAAAATGAAATATATGGTAGTGAAAATTCTATACCTAAATTAGGAAGCGAAAATGCCATACCTGAATTAGAAAATTTATATAAAGATGAATATGTTGGTGAAAACATTTTTAAAATGAGTGAAAAATCAACTGAAAAATATAACATAGACTTGATTAGTTTTTATGAAAGTTATACTGGAAAAGACAAAAAAAAAGAAATCACCTCTTTTTCACAAATACCTGTTTTTGATTATAAATCCGATGAATTATGTAAAAAAATGGAAAAAAAAATGGGTGCATCATTAAACAATGAGTTACAGGGTGATTCGAAAAATTATAATATAATAATGTTTGCAAATCATTTAGCAAAAATTATGAATGAATCTAATATCATTGATAACACTTTGATTGAAACATTAAATTTGTTGTTTGTAATTGATGAAACCGACCATTATATTATTAACGAAAAACTCACATCAAATGGTGTTGATAAATTGACAGAAACCGTTAGAGCAACCATAATGGAATTATATATTAATTGTGAAAAAGATTATAAAAAGGGGGTAGAATTATTTGAAAATATTTTATTAAGTAAAAATATCTATTTGGTTGAAAACAGAATAGATAGTAAAAAAATGAAAGAAAGTACAGAAGAGATAACTAAAAGTGTAGAAGAGATAAATAAAAATATAGAAGAGTTAAAAGATTTCTGAATATATTAAAATTTATTTATAATATCCAAATCTATTTTTTCACTTATTATTTTCTTAATTTGTTTATTTTCCTTGTTTCTTTCTATATTACTGACACTACCGTAAACACTTTTTGCGATTTGCAACCTTTCCATAATTAATTTATCATTATTTTCCCACCCAGGATTTTGTTTATCCCATAAATGCATTAATTCAATCTGTTTTTTTTGAACATTACCTATAGCTTTATTAAGATTTCTATTGTCGTCGTCCTTTTCCCATTTGTTAGTTTTAACATAAAATTGCAACCTTTTTTTATCGCTACAGTGTATTGGTCTTTCCGAAGGATCTAAATTTTCCAATTCTTTTACAAACATATTACTAATACCCTCCACAAAACCATTATTTTTTGTATATTTTAAATCATCTAATGAGAACTGTAGTTGATTTAAAAAATCTTGAATACTCATTGCATCCTTGCATTGTGTATTCAAAAATACATTTATTGATAATTTATTATTAATAATCGTATTGCCAGTTGTTGGTATCATTTCCTTTATTTTTTCTTGCTCTAAAATAATTTTTTTCAAACTTTCTTGTATATTATCTTCTGGTATTTCTCCCAAATCATCTAATATCAAAATTGTGTCATCATCTTGTAGAAATACAAGGTCTGTTATTATTTGTTTGTGTACACCTGATTTCAAATGCCTTTTAAGATTGTCTTTCCTTATTGATGTATAATCACATAATGGACATTTATTCAATAAATTCAGTTTTTTTTCATGCTTTATTGAATTTAAATGTCTATTATAATTACATTTCTTTTCAGTTGAATAATTACAACATCCACATAGATACATATTTATATATATCTAATATTTTTTTTAAATAATTTGAAAATAATTTAAAAAAATTCAAATAATTTCAAAAAAATTCAAATAATTTCAAATAATTTCAAAAAAAAAAACATTTTAAAAAAAACACGAAAATAACGCGATTTTCAGAAAAATTTATATGGGGCCCCGTATAAATTTTTCCGTTTTTTTCGTGTTTTTTTTCGATTTTTTTTATTTTTTATTTTTTTTGTTTTTTTTCGATTTTTTTTTTCTACACACCTTTGTTTTTTTCAACAAAAACGTAATTTTTTTATGAAAAAATGTCGTTTTTTTGTTACCATACCGAAATATCGTTTTTTTTACAAAAAATAAATGAACGCGTAAATAATCCCAAAAAAGTTTACATTTTTTCTGTGAAAAAAGTCAGTAAGGCCGTTTTCAAAAAAAAAAACTGCTCGAAAAACTCACGATTCGACTCGTTTTTGTTTTTCAAAAATTATGCTCTAAATGCAAAAAATATTATTAACATAATTAACCACATAAGTGCTCTTAAATATAACCACCCAAATAATAAAATTAAATTATGCCGTGCTCGTTTTTTTTCACGCAAGTTTTATTACGATATATCATAATAAAACTTTTTAGTATATTTTTTCGTGTGTATTGTCGTGGTAACAAAAAGTGGTCGTTACCATAATGCAGTGTTTCACAACAGTTCGTCAGTTTTCACTACCACCATAATGCTTTCCATAAAAAATATTTACTCAATTCCCTCACCAAACAAGCTCCTTTTTTAATTTTTTTACTTTTTTTGAAAAAGTTTGAGAAAGTTTGAAAATAAAAAAAGTGCTCTTACCATAAGGATGCTCTCATTTCATAATTAAAAAATCTTTGGTCATTCCTATTACCTAGGTATTTAAAAAGTTTGATCGATTTTTTGTTCATTCTATTCTCCGAAAGTCGATTTTGGACATTTTTAAAAATGTCCAAAATCGATTTTCGGATGTTCAATTTGAAAAAAAAGTGATCAAACTTTTCTGATGGTAACAATGGTATAATTAGAAATTTGTTGTTCTTATGAGTTAAGGTTTAAAATAGCTAAAAAAAGTTTGGTGAGTTTTTTTTCTCAAAAAAAAAAGTCAAAAAAAACGAAAAAAACGGCATTTTTGAAAATATAATTTTTAAAATATTTTTTAAAAATTATATACATATATCATTATAAAATGATTTATATATAAATTTGCATGGTAACAAAAACATGCGAAAAAAACGTATTTTTTAATTTATATGGTAATATTTTGTATAGTTTTAATCATTTCTTTGTCATAAATAAAGTTGCCCGATGGTTTATAAGATGAGACATCTTTGAAACTGCTTTTTAATTTTATGGTATTTTTACTATTTTTACTATTTTTACTATTTTTTAATAATAATGCATTTACATTTTCTGGTTCATTTTTATGTGATTTTTTTTTTGTTATTACGTTTCCGAACCCGTCGATATTTACACCTGTTTTTTTTTTATATTCCTGCCGTTCATAATATGGAATATAATGTCCCCACGATACAAATAATAAATTTGGATGTGTGTATTTTATTTTGAAACCATTTTTTTCCAATTTATTAATGATATGTGTGGTACATAATGAAATATTATATCTTGGTAATCCTAAAATGAATTCAGGTATAATATACATACAAAAACAGTCACTATTTCTTTTTCTTGCCGTAGTTTTGATTTTTTTATGTATTCTAATTAAAATTTTTTCATAAATTTTAATTTTGTGGTCAAAAGTATGTTTTTTCGTTTTGTAAAGGTCATCTAAATTTACTTTTTCATTCATAATTTGAATGAAGAAAAAAATAATATAAAACTTCTTTAATATTAAAGATGATTTATTAAAATAATTATGATAAAATATTTAATAATTGCCTCGGGTGGACAAGATTTTTTTAAAGAATTTGCAGCAATCTACACTCTTATAAAAAAAGAATTTATAAAATTGGAAAATATTGAAAAGATATATGGTACATCGGCCGGTGCATTGATTAGTGTATTATTATCATTAAATTTGGATATTGAAATTATATATAAATATATTCTCGAAAGGCCATGGGAAAAATTATTTAATATTGATACAGAACGATTATTTAGTGCGTACGGTAACAATGGTATATTTGATTTTAATATTTTAAACAAATGTTTTTCACCAATACTTAAATTAACAACATTACCTGAAGATTTCACATTCAATGATATTTATGAGTATTCGGGGAAGAAAATTTATTGTTTCGCTACAAATTATAAAACAATAAATTTACAAGAATTTTCTTATGATAAAACACCAAATTTTTCAGTTAAAAAGTCAATTTACATGTCCAGTAGCATACCGATTGTATTCAAACCTTTAAAATACGAAGGAACTTATTATATTGATGGTGCTTTTTCCGCTCGTTTCCCCATACATGAGTTTCTAAAGGATAATTCGGGGTGCAATTTAGATGAAATATTGGGTATAGATATTCATCAAAGTTTTTCTGAAAAAAACGATGATAATATATTTACATTTAATATTGGTTTGTTAAATAATTTTATTAAAAGTACTTCCGATAAAAAATATTACGGGGAAATAAAATATATTTTGCAAATATCATCTAATAATTTTCTCTTAAATGAATTATATGATATGTTAAGAAATAAATCGAAAAGATTGGAATATTTTAATTCTGGAAAAAAAGATGCTGAAATTTTCATTAAATATTTTAAACATTTTTAACATTTTCAAAAAAAAATGTTTAATGTTTAAAATAATTATAATGTTTTTTTAATAAATGCTAATAAATTTTCTTCGGTTGGTTCGGCATCAAATTCAATAACCTCATTTTGTTTTATTAGAATGATAGTGGGGTATCCATCTATTTTTTTTTTAAATCTTTTTGAAAAATCGTCTATTTCTTTCTCATTTTTATCACCATCAAATTCTTTAAATTCAACCTTAAATTTATTAACTACTTTTCGGTTGTATTTTTCTTTTAATTTATGCCATATGGGTAAAACTTTTTTGGAATAAGGACACCATTCGGCAAACATAAAATATAATTCGGCATTATGTGCAGCTTCTTGGCTGGTAAATTCTCTGTTTGATACAAATGTTGGGTCTAATCTTGGTGCGATATATTTATTATAAACATAAAACGCTGCTCCTAAAAATATAGCAATTAGAATAATTATCATCATAAATTTTTTGGAAGAAAACTTCATATTTTTTACAGATTCCATATAAATTAGCTAAATATAAGAAAGATATTTTTTCTAACGAATTTAAAAATAAGAAATGATATATAGTAATGATAAGAACAAAAAAAGGCGAATTAATAAAATTTAATGATAAACATTTATCAAATGATAAAGAATATTACATTAAATTGTGGAAAATAAAATATAATATTACATTAACAAAAAATAGCATTAAAACAAAAATATTGAATTCATTGAAAAATATTGAAAAAAATAAAATAAAAGTTAATTCTAATGGTAATTAAAGTAAAAGGTCAAACAAAAAGGCTAAAGAAAAAAACCCGAAACAAAAAAAACCGAAAGAAAAAAACCAAGAAACGCGTTTATAATCACTATGATTATAAAAGTGGTGATGGTATGTTAACTAGTATATGGGGACCAAGTTTATGGCATTACCTACATACAATGTCATTTAATTATCCGGTTTATCCAAATAATAATGATAAAAAAAAATATAAAAAATTTATTATGTCGATGAAAGATGTGTTACCGTGTAAATATTGTAGAATTAATATGAAAAAAAATTTGAAAGCAGTCCCGTTGAATAAAAAGGCTCTTTTAAATAGAACAAATTTTTCCAAATGGATGTATCATTTACACGAACATGTAAATAAAATGTTAAAAAAAAAATCTGGATTAACATATTGTCAAATAAGAGAAAGATATGAACATTTTAGGTCGAGATGTACTTTAGATTTAAAAGAATTAAATATAAAAAAAACAAAGAAAGAAAATGGTTGTACGGACCCATTATATGGAAAAAAGTCAAAATGTTTGATACGGATAGTTCCTAAAGAAAATAGAGCTGTCACGTTAAAAATAGATAAAAAATGCTTAAAAAAAAAATTATTTAACTAAATTTTGCAAATGAATTTAAAACGGGCATTACACCTTCACCTTGATGAAATAATGGACTTGGTAAAACATTATCTACATTGGAAGCAGAATAATTTGGGACTTTTTTACATTTAAAAGCAGATACGGGACATCTTTGTGGTGCAGGACATGGTGGACATTCTTTCTTTTCACCACAATTTCCTTTCATTTCTGGGCATTTTGGACACACAGGTGGAACCATTTCTGATTTAAGAACATATAGATGTTCTTCACCCGGTGATATAGCATTTTTTGTAATTCCTGATGCAGAACCATAACCCATTGGTCTTTTTTCATTTCCTAATTTCTTAAATTCAACTCGGACATCGGGTTTATATGTGCTTTTACTTGTATGACTTGTAGAGGCATTACTTAAAGATTTAGTACTATCTGAAATATTTTCATTACCTTCGATAATACCATAACCCTCTAAAACACCAATACCTAAAGAACTTAATATTAATACTAATAATAACATAAGAAATAAATGTAATTTTGTAAGTTTCATTTGTATAAATTATATAATGAAAAAAATATTAAAAAAAATATATTAAAATGTTTTATAAAAAAATATTTTAATACTATATAAAATGCCAGCATTAACTCATAATCGTGTAAGGAATGGATTCAATGGTGGAATTAGGAAAAAAAATGCTAGAATGGGTGTAAAAAATGCACGAGTGGCGGGTGCAACAAAAGCTGACGCATCAAGGAAAAAAGCTCTTATAGGTGGTATTGGGGGTAAGAGTATTGCTGTTCGTCGAGCTATAAAAAACAGGGTTATGTGCGAATGTAAAAAACAAACAAAACGTGTTACTTACACGGTTACTGTCGTAAAGGATGCCAATAATAATAATAAGTATATTATTAATGGAAATGCTAGTTTATCATTAAATTTTGAAGTAGATACAATATATACTTTTGATTTATCAGATGCCAGTAATAGTGGTCACCCTCTTCAACTTGTAACCACTTTGAATGGTTCAACGCTATACCCCAATCAATCAACTGTTGGGACAGCGGGAGCAGCTGGGGCAAAAGTTATCTTTACACCACAAACAAGCGGAACTGTATTTATAAAATGCAGTGTTCATGGTAGTGGTATGGGAAGTAACTATAATTCGCCGGGAATTCAGGTAAAAAGTGTTAACCGTATTAATTACACGGTTACTGTTGCAACGGATGCCAATAATAATAATAAGTATATTATTAATGGAAATACTAGTTTATCATTAAATTTTGAAGTAGATACAATATATACTTTTGATTTATCAGATGCTACCAATGGCGGTCACCCTCTTCAACTTGTAACCACTTTGAATGGTTCAACACTATACCTCAATCAATCAACTGTTGGGACAGCGGGAACAGCTGGGGCAAAAGTTATCTTTACACCACAAGCAACAGGAACTGTATTTATAAAATGCAGTGTTCATGGTAGTGGTATGGGAAGTAACTATAATTCGTCGGGAATACCAGTTCAGGTAAAAAGTGTTACTTACACGGTTACTGTCGTAAAGGATGCCAATAATAATAATAAGTATATTATTAATGGAAATGCTAGTTTA